AAAAAGTGAGCAGTTTGAGATAGAGGTTTAACGTATAACCAAGATAGATATGAAACAGAAGTTAGAAGAAGCAGCAAAACAATATGCAGAATCAGTAATTGATTCATTCGGGACAAACGGAATTCCGAATGGCGTTTCCGATATTAAAGACATGATTGCTCTTAGTTTTGAAAATGGCACATCATGGCTTTCAAGTCAGATTAAATCTATCATCCTGGATGATACGTTGACAGATGGGGAAGTCATAGATAACATTAGTGAGCTATTGAACCAACAAGGATGTATTGGAGCGGATTAAAGAGAAAGGAGATTGATTATGAAAGAACTTATTGACTATTTGAATCAATCCGGATTGACGGGATTAGTACGTACATATATGATTGCCGTAGGTATTTCATCTGTCATTGTATTTATTTTGATAATATATATGATCATTAAAATGTCACGTACTCTTAATGGTAGGAAAAAATTTATGTTGGATTTTCAACGTAGGCGCAAAAAAAAGGAAAATATTTTAACTTGTAACAAGATAAATATGAATAAGATAGAAAAATTGGCTGGAGAATATAACTCCACCTTTGCTCGACTAGCAGTAATAGAAAGTGAATTGACCAAAGAATGTCAGAAGTACGTTTCTTGGGATACTGTTCAAGTAAGTATCACTGGTGGCGGTGCTCCCATTGTAAAAGCAAGAGAAGAGATAGATGCCGTTCCTTTGGAGGATTTTATTGACCATGTAAATAAACATGGCAACATGTCAGAATGCGCCTACGGACATTTAGCTTGTATTTGATTTAAAACAGAACAAATATGAAAAAAGTAACGATAATATGTGATGCATGCGGAAGAGAGATACAGCCATCGTATTTCCGTAATGCGAGATTAGATTTCAAGATAGACGAATGGGATGGTGGCTCCGTTGGTGGAAGGGAAGATATATTCATCCAAGAAGCCGACTTATGCTCGGAATGTGCCCATAAGTTACAGAGATTTATAGAAAACGAATTTAACATTCAACCACATCACCCCTAATTGATTAAATTATGAAACAGACAGTGGAAGAAGCGGCAAGAGAGCACCAATCACATTTTGAAATATGTGATACCGAAGGCACAATAAGTGGATTTATTAATGGAGTGCATAAACAGAGTTATGAATCATTTATTGCCGGTGCTGAATGGCAGTACAAGCAATCACCGTGGATAAGTGTTAAGGAACGGTTGCCGGAAGAAGGAAATCTTGTATTAATAAGACTTAAAGATGGTGTTATTAGGATTGCATGTTATGATATAGAAGAAGATAGCAATATATGCTTCTGGAATGACAATTACGCTTATGAAACATTCGAACCTTGGGATGTTACTCATTGGAAAGAAATTCCTTCTTTTGATGAGATACTCGAAGCCAACAAGGATGTATTGGAACGGATTAAAGGGAAAGGAGATTGAATATGAAGAAAGAAATTTATGCGTGGGTATGGAATCCAGCAAATTCGTTATTCAAACAAAAGAAATCAGAAAAAGCAATAGGTCATATTATTTCTTGCGAATGCCCCGAAAAATGCGAGTTGTATGCAAAAGGCAATTGTGTTGCTTTTGACAATAATTGTCCTTATGGAAGTAGAAATAGAGTTGTAGGATATTCAAGATTGGCAAACAAGTTCAGTACATGGATAAGGGAATTTGAAGAAAAACATAAGGATGTATATAAATCAAAACTGACGCAACCCAAAAAGCTGGAATACTTTATGGATTTAGTATATATTCCTATTTCGTATTTGAATTTGAATGAAAATATAGGATTTGTGAATGGAGGCGGTTATTTTACGAATATAAAGCCAATTATCAAACGAGAGCATTTTAATGCCGAATTTGTATCAAATCAAATCCTAAATTTTAAACCTCGTGCCTTGTTCGGTGGAATAATAACAAATTATCAAGAAAAGGAAATACCGAAATTCCTTTTGTGGCTAAAACAGGTTGACAATTCTTTGTATGAGGAAGTAAAGGAAATGAATCCAACACATAGCGGATTTGTTGCCATGACCAATGTAGGACGTAAAGCCGTATTACAAACATTGAATCCTAATGTTGGCGTATTCAAGGATATATACGGAGGAATATGGACTTGGGATGGAGAGTATTTATACTCCAATAACTCACATACTTCCTTCACGCTTATTGAAACAAGGGAAATTCATGAATGCAGGATAAAGCCAAATGGGAATGTTGTGGTTAAGGTATGTGAGGAAGCGCAAGTAAATGGTAACACAGAGTTTATAGATTAAATATATGAAAGTAAAGAACGGAATAATAATAAATGGAGTGTTGCATGAGATGACGAGTGAAAATGTCCCATGCAACCAATGCTCACTGTTGCGCATTTGCAGTAGGTCAGAAAAGGAAGAATATGACATCTGTCTTTGTACCTTGATGAACTGTGATGGCTTTGTTAACCGCGGGAAAGTAAAAATAGAGAAGGAGGAATAACTATGACCGAAGAACTTGTAACACTAGAGACTGCGAAGCTTCTGAAAGAGAAAGGCTTTAATGAGTATTGCAAATATATCATTAACGATAAAGGCTTGATGATGGAAACCATATTTAGAACTAGTAAGGATTTACCTAAATTATTCTATTCTTGCCCTACACAATCCATCGCCCAAAAGTGGCTGCGTGAAATAAAAGGTGTATATGTATGGGTAGAACCTGTTATAGGAAAAAGATGGAAGGTTTCTTTTTGTGATTTCAATGTTCCAACAGAAGACAGTGACTGGATGGAAAACGAAATAAACAAAGGGAACGGATATCCGGTATATGATACCTACGAAAAAGCACTTGAAACTGGTATTTTGGAAGCATTAAAACTTATATGATTATGGAACATATTAACTTGAACGAATTAAGAAATCGTGCTTATAAGACAGCCTGTGAGCACGGTTTCCACGATAAAGAACTGAGTAACGAACATCTCCTATGTTTGGTAACATCTGAGTTGATGGAAGCTGTGGAAGCGGACAGAAATGAAAGATTTCATTATATTAAAAATTTCAGTAATGAAAAAGAAACAATAGAAAAATGGAAATCAGTAAAAGAATATGAGCAATACTATGAAGTTTCCAATCTAGGGAGAGTTAAAAGTAAAGATATGATGGTATGGAATGGTAATTCATATTATTTAAAGAAAGGTAGAATATTAAAGCCCGGTCTTGGAGGTACGGGATATTATACTGTAGCATTAAAAGGGAAAACGCATAAGGTGGCAGTATTAGTTGCAAATGCTTTTCTTGATAAAATATCAGATACAGATTTTGTAAATCATATAGATGGAGATAAGACTAACGATAATATAAGTAATTTAGAGTTTGTATCCCCTTCGCAAAATAATAGACATGCTTATGTATCAGGCTTGCATAGTAGTAAAAAATCTCAAAAATTAACTTATGAGCAGAAATGTGAAATATCTTTTTTGCATAAATTAGGGACTGCTTATACTACTATCTATAAGCATAATACGTATGGAGTTACAAAATCTGCCATTCAAAGGGTTTGCAATGAACATCTAAAATATACTGATAGTGTTGAATTTGAACTTGCTGATGCAGCTATACGCCTGCTTGATTTGTGCGGATTGCGTAAGATAGACATCGAGGATTTTACGGAAGAAATGTTATACGAGGCGGAGGAAAGTTGCGAGGATGAGACCTTTACAGAAAGTATATATGCTATATCCACAATTCCCATCAGATATGCGTATGAATATGACTATCCATTAGAAAAGCAATTAAATGGCATGCTATTGGCTATTTTCGGGCTTGCCAACCATTTGGACATAGACCTTACATGGCACATCAATCAGAAGATGAGATACAATGAATTGAGAGAAAACAAAAATGGAAAAAAGTATTGAGCAATAATCTAAAAACAATAAGACGATGAAGGTTAACATTGAAAATTTACGCCAATCGGTTATGATGCCGACTAAAGAAGACAGGGCAGACTGGACCAACGGCTTGTATCTAATCTACGAAGACGGACATGCAGAACCGTTTACCGGCGATAACTTCAAAGATTGTGTACGATACATCGGATTAAAGCACAAAGACGTATCGTTTGCCATCTCGTTGACGGAGCATAAGGATGTTCAGCTGCTTGACAATGACAGCCGAGAGGAATTTGGAAATCAAATCTATTATGGGCGTGAATGTGATGCATTATTTGATATGAATGGACAGCGTAACACTGCTCAACTGATTGAGCGAAATCCTAAACTGTCTAATCTGCTGAAAGATGACGAATATATCCCATCATTAGGACAGCTTAATTTAATAGCTCATTATCAAGATAATATAAACGATGTGCTGAGGTACATAGGCAAAGAACCGTTATCCTCCACATGGTATTGGTCCAGTACTGAGTACAGTCTCAGCCTCAGTTGGTACGTACACTTCTTCAGTGGGCAGACGAGCAACGGCAACAAGTGCTACAGTTACAGAGTACGGGCAGTGGCAGCATTCACTTTATTCATGAGTATCAAGGAGAAAATGAATAGGGGACAACAAATATGAAAACAAGTTTATGCAAAAGTTCTTAATTCCGAAGTAGAAAAAGGATTTGATTTGCTAGAAAGTAAGATTAGACTTTAACACCTGAATTGGAAGAACAGTTTCAGCAAGAGTTGTACAGCCCTACTTGCTGAAACTGTTTGTTTTAAACTGAGTCGTCAATGGCATTGATTACAGCAACCATTTCCAAATCAAAGAAAAGGATACGTACACCATCATTGCATATACCGTATTGAGAACTGGGACGTTCATCGGTCCATCCGTTTTCAGCTATGACTAAATCAACTACTTTAAAAATTATATCCAAAGATACAAAGTTTATTTCTCGGTTGATAAAGTCTCTGAGTTCTTCTAATGTTTTCATTTTTTTAGTTTTCTATAAAATCAATCCTGCAACCTAGTGCATACCCTATCTTTGCAAGGATATCTATACCTGTACTATATTTACCAAGTTCTATTCGTGCTATGTGACCCTGGTTTATACTGACCAGCTCTGCCAATCTCGCTTGGGACAATCCCTTTTGCTTTCTAAGTTCGGCAATACGCTTGCCGATTCGTTCTCTCTCATCCATCATCTTACAACTGCATCTTCAATCATTGCACTGTATGGCCTTCCC